GCCATTATTCAAGCTCCCCCAAACGCTCGTCAATGTCTTGCACTGCTTTAACTAGCATCGCAAGCATCGACTTCTCTCGATACACAATCGGATCACCTTCAGCGTCATACAACGTCATATCAGGTGCCACTTCGTGAACTTCCTCAGCAATAAACCCAAGCTCAGGAACCTGAGTTTCATAATCCAAGCTAGAGCGATCAGCTACTTCACGGTTCCAACGGAACGTGCGTGGCTTCAACGAACGCAGTTTGTCCCAGTTTTCTTCCGTTCCTAAATCTTCTACATCTTCTTTGAAACGAATGGAAGAAGAAGCAACCCCAAGGCGTTGAGTGCTTGTATCAATATTTGCTGTGGTTCCTGAGATCGTCGGCCAACCAGCAGTAGTTGGTCCTGTCGATGCAGGATATTGGCCTACAGGAGCGCGAACATCCACATAGTTGCTCGCATCTTTCGAGATAGAAAGAACACGACCACTCATGTTTGTAGCAGAAGTACCGTTTATGTGAAACGCAAACCCAGGTTGACCTGAATGAATATCATCGTTCCATTGAAGATAATCTTCACCAGGGTGACCGTAGTCATTGCCCATAAACACATTGGCGTAATCGTATTTAGTCATCACTCTGATGTAACCATTTACGTCAATATTTGATGCGACATTCAACCACTGGCAATTAATACGAGTACCTTCACCAAGCAAATAATCTTGCGAAGTTCCAGGCACGCTTTCGTTAAAGCTTGTGTAGCCAATAATGTCGCCACGGATCGCCATTGATCCGTTGATAACTAAACGATATTCGGAAGCAGGACGGCCATTATATGGTCCTGTGTACCCTTCACCAGCACGACGAGAGTACACCGAATAACGGTGACTCTCAGATAGATAGTTGCCAGCATAAGCACCGCTGGCTATATCTGAACCATAAGAAAGCTGATGTGTGTTAGTACCAGGACCAGCACTTGTGAAGTTCGCTCGATAGTTCAGATCCTTTAAGAAACTTCCAGCAGTCTGAGCATTGATATCAGTACCAGTACTCAAACCAATAACGCTATGTTGCGTGCTATTCAGATACAGATGGTTTGTTGCTCCAAGAGAAACAGTTCCTGTGCTGGACAAAGTTCCAGTTGAACTATAAGAACCTGCCGTAAAAGCACCATTAACAGCAAGATCGCCACTAATTGTTCCACCAGCACCCTGAATCACCCCAGGATAAGTAGCTGTTTGCCCAGGAACACCCTCTAACCAGTTCTTCAAATACGTCCAGTTAGTATTGTGCTCACTAGCAACAATAGCGTTACCTGCCACAGCTACATTCGGTGCAGTAAAAGTTGCCATTAACGCAATCTCCTATGTAGATAAGTAAATGCCATAGCGTTTACTTCCCAAGCCTCATCATTAATGGGACCTTCAACCTTCATTTGTATAGCCTTCGCTGTCCCAAGTGTAGGCAAACGTTCAATTTGAGTAATGTTTGTGTTCGGCTCACCAGCCCAAACACCAGAATCCCAAACACCAGTACCACCAGTAGGCCCAGGCCCAGAAGCCCAAGTCGAAGAAACCGCACCACTCGTTTGAACACCAAACGGCATAGACTTCTTTGTCGTAGCCCCGTCATAATCCACATACAACTTTGCAGTTAAAGCAACAGTTGAATCAGACGACGTAACAATACGAGGCTTACCCCAACGTTTACGAACAATAGGATTCTTACCTACCAGCCAACTAGTGGTATAAGAACTAGTGATATGAGAAGTTTCAGTCCCATAAAAATCGCTTTGACGTTCTTGCTCCATTTCAACAACACGACCTCCGTTGCTTAGACAAGCACCCAAAAGAGTTTGTTGGTCATTAGGTGGAGCAAACGTCATCATTACGTTTGCATCAATATCTGTCATAGTCCAAGCCCCACCAGAACCAAGAGTTGGATCATAAACAAGAACACGACGAGACGTAAGAAGCTCAGAAGTTTCAGACCAATCAACAGAAACATACAAACGATTCTGGTACCAAGTCAGTTGCGGAGGATTAGTAAATTGCAACCTGCCATCATCAATGGCTGGCTGTAATTTCTCAAACACCCAAACAAACCTTTCCCCGTTGTATACCCAAACTCCTTGACGGTCATACCAAAAGAACACGCCATACGGGGTAGACACTGGCGACGACATAGACACAGAACCAACATCTTGGCTTAAAGGCACCATCTGAAACGATTCAGTACTGTTACCAAATAACGCATGCACGCTGTTAGTTTTGAATATGAGCAGTCGGTCAGCGTAAGGAACTAAAGCTGACACTATGTCGCCTCGTTCCCCAGCATTTACATCTATATAGTCATAGTCTTGCCATGACTCTGGATCATCGATCTTTGACCAGCGCACACGATTCTTATACTCGGTGCCGCTTTCTTTAGTGTGACCTACCCACGCAAAGTTATTCCAATGACAGGTGTACTTCGCTATCGGGTAATTCCCTGCTGAACCATTAATGTTCGAGGCAAGGTTTGAAGCAGTAGTGCCGTCATAAACAAACGAAGCAGCGTCACCAGACACTCCATAAAACTTGTTGTTTGTTGTTTGACCATACAAACGATTGCCGTCTGTTACAGCAACACCATTTAACGTCGTGAAATCCCCAGAACCACCATTTGCTGATTCTGCAACAGTAGTTCCATACGAACAAATAACTCGGGCTGTTCCCCCATCTGGGGTGAACTGCCCTAAACCAGTAACGTTGCCTTGCAACGCAGTGCTATTTCTTTTTACAACACCTAAACGCATTTTGATGCCGCCCCGAGGGTCAACATCAACGTTTAACATTTCAGGACTTTCGTTAGCAGCTAGATTAAATTGGTCGGAACGCAAGTTCAATCCGCCACTAAAGTCTTCTAACATTTCAAGTTTGAAGCCAGACCGTTTTGACATGCTTACTCCCAGCTATATCGGAGTCGGTCAGGCATAGCGCTCTGCGAACGCCACCTAGAAGCATTTCTGTTATTCAAAACAAGAGGTTGCGGAGCAGGCACATCTAAGTGGCGTGCTCGTAAGTTATCTAACTCTCTCATAAAGCTGTTCATGTACGAAGCAGCCATTTCCAAATCTTCTTGCTGTTCGTATGCACGACTAATGCCATATGTAGCAATAACAACATGGAAAGGCTCAGGAAAGTCAGAAGGAGATACTGAATCTAAAGACCCTGCCCCAAACGCAGAAGGGCTTTTGTATCCTCTTACATATAACGTTTGAGCAGAGGATGGAGTTGGATACAACCGAATTTGGTCTGCCCAAAAACTCCAGTAGTAAACATCGCCTGTGCTTGCTGAGTTCAACGGGTAAACAATGTCACCGTCATCTCGACCTAAGAATGTGAGCACATGGTCGTCTGTGCGAATTGCTTGGACTTCTCTTAGCCCATTAGTAACAGAGGCACCAACGGTAGCAAGTGTGTAGTCAGAGGTAGAAGAAACTGTGTCAAATGTGGTGGAAACTTCATACCAAGGCCACCGTTTCTCGCTATATACGACCTGATCGTAACCTTCCCCAAGGAAGCGGTTCAGTATGTCATCAGAGATGTCGCTACTGTCAATTTCGACAATGCTCCGAATGTAAGAGCGCATGTCTCCTATGTTCACCGCTACTCCTTATGGAAAGAACAAAAGCTCTGCCCCTCGGCGGGACGAGCTTTACAAGGATCACCAGCTTTAGTGGTAGCGAGACAACCCATTGGTTGTGACTCTTCAAACGGAATATCAGGGTTTACTTGCCTGATGTTTTTCCCACCGAAATACGCATCACGGGGTGTTGGTTGTCCGTAACCTTCACCTGGATCACCGTAGACTCTTCGGTTTGTTCCGTACCCTATTGCTAGTTCTCTACCCATGAATCCTCAGAACTCTTGGGTGGGGCGAGGGACGAACCCTCACCCCACCAACAGTCGAGCTATTGATTTATAGCCCTGTTAGCTTTCCTTGTCGTGCTCGGTTAGAGCAGGTCAAGTTGCCGTAGCAAAGGATCTGCGAGAACACAGCATCCTGGTTTGTTGGTCGCACGAATGGCGTTGGCTTGAACCAAACATCCGAGTGACGTACAAGCTGAAGGTATTTGGTGTTCAGCATGTACATGGGCTGGGCACCTGCAGCAGTGTTGCCCGTTGAAATGGCTGCGTCAAATGTTATTGGCGCACCCTTGAACATGAGGTTCTGGAAGCCAGCATCTGCCATGTCTGTATCCGTGTAACGGATATTCGAGGTCAGAAGGCTTTCATATTTCTCATAGCCCTGTTGTGATGTGATGATGATGGTCGGTTTGTCATTTCCAACTGAAACATCGTTGTACAATGTCGCCATCATTGCTGTGGTAAGCGCAGCGACACCGCCAGAAGCGGTTTCTGCTGAAGCCCACCATTCGTTGACATTGCCCGCAGCGTTAGGGTCAATTCCACCCACTGCGTTA